GTTGACGGCGATTTTCTTCCAGTCAAACTCAGCCGAGGTGAACACGTCGCTAGGCGAGATGTTCAGGACTTCGTAGCCGGAGTAACGCTGATAAGTGACGTTCTCTGCGTATTCGAGTTCTTGCAGGATGGTCCGACCACCGGACACCGGCTTGATGGTGCCACGACGGTTCATACGCGACAGAATCGCGTTGTTCTGCGTGACGTTATCCGCCAGCTTGCCCGTGCGGTTACGCAGGGTAGTGGTTGCGATTTCCGAAACATTCGGGGAGGTCATTTAACTTCTCCTAGGCCGTACCGGCGACTTCCTCAAAAGCCGCTCGAATATCGTCCTCGATTGATCCATTTGATTTGCGGATGGCCGTCTGACCCGGCGATCCCGTGACACTGACTGCTGCCCGTCGCGCTTGCGCTGCCTTGTCCTGCATCGAAGCCGCCGGTGCCTGCGCGGTTTGCAGGAACGGGCGAATATCCGGCCTCATCCAGCAAGCCATATCGTAGGCTTCCTTCAGGTCCGACGCTTTCCCGTTATTCAGAAGGACCGCCATATCGTCGCGGACGTTCTCGAAATACAGGTTGGCGGGATCGTTCTGGAATGCCTCGATCTGGCTAACCAACGGTGCGGTTTGCGCCGTCTGGACTTGGGCTTGCAGGGTTTGGAGTTGCTGCTTCAGGTGAGCAATCTCGGGGTGGCTGTCCGGTGCGGGCTGGGCCTGGTATGGCTGTCCCTGCGGCTGGGCCAAACGGCTCAAATCAATCTGATAGGACTTGGCCAGAAACTGAATGCCCTGAACCGCGTCTTTCTCAAGAAGGTCTTGAGCCGCAAGAAGCGTCCGAATGGCTGAAGCCTCATCCATCCCTTGTGCAGCCCAAATAGCGCGGCGCGGGGCGATGATCTGTTCCAGCGGTTCGTACCGCTTCACTTCCTCAGACTTGCGCCGCAGTCCGTGGTCGATTTCCTGCTCTCGCTTGGCAACGGCCTGTTGCACTTCAGGGGGCAGTTTATCGAACGTGGCCTTAGCCGCAGGCGACCATGAAGCGGGGGCGCGGATGGCAGGCTTTGCAGCAGGTTCCGCGACTGCCTCTGAGGGCTGGTCGGTAGTATCTTGCGCCGTTTCCGGCTGTTTGGCAATAAACTTCCCATCAGGCCCGCGCTCGCGCCCGTCGGAAGCCTTATCGCCGTCATCTTGAGGCGTTTCCTCCGCGATGATTGCTTCCGGCGCAACCACCACTTCCTCAACTGGCGCAGGCTCTGGCGCGTTTCCGCTAACCTCGGCCATTGCCGCCCGAATGTCGTCTTCCATGTCGCTCATAGTCTGGCCTCCACCTGATCCATTGCCGTTTTGATATCCTGCTTAAGCTCTCGGTCGCTCAACTGAGGCCGAGGCTTAGGCTCGCTCCGCTCGCCGCCGATAATCTCGCAGCCAGCATCCTTCACGCCGCGCTCATAGGCTGACCGGCTGTCGTACATCAGCCCGTTGGCGTGATTGATGATTGGGTCCATGCCGTCTGCCCGAATGTAGGGCATCGGCAAATCGGAGCGGGCTTTGCGAAACTGCTCTAGGCAAGTGCGAGGCCATGCGGAGACTTCATGAATGTCGCCGCAGGACTGGCACTTTCTATACGTCGCTCGGCTCATCAATCACCGCGTATTGGGGTTAAGGAGCATTGCAAACGCATCAACGTCCAGCGACCGTGCACTAAGGGAAGTCGGGATAATGTGAAAACCGTGCAGCAACGCCGTGGAATCAATCGGCATATTGCCTTCCACCTCAATTTCTGTCCCGCCATTGACCGAGAACCCAAGCACAGTTGCGCTTACGCGGCGCAGCCTGAAATTCAGCCATGCGTCAGCCGCTGCCGCAACGCCGGTGTCAGTCCGCGTTTCGACGTTGGCGACGCGGCCAACACCAAACCAGTTCGTATCCGCCGACAGTTTCTCAAAATACGCGCCATTGATCGGCGGGTTGGCCGTAAAGTCGTTTGCCAGACCAATGCGAATATCCACGTTGGCAACCGTTGTCGGCACCCGAACCACCCAACTGATTTCGTCGAGTTGCTCGAAAATCATGTTTACCGTCGCGCCGCCTCCACCAGGAAAGACCGATGCGACCGCGCCAATAACCGCTGTCGAGGTGCGGCGGCAGATGCCAGGGTGATTGGACGCGGCATTGATAAGGTTCCACGTTCCGCTAGCGAAACCCCATCCAAGCTCACCAATCTCGCCCGTCTCAGTCGAAGCAAACAAGAAGTCATCGAAGAACGCGGGCGCTGCGGAAAGGTCCGTCACCCCGCCCTCGCCAGCGATGTAACGAGCCGCAGCCCGTCGCACGACTTCGTTAAAGGGAAGACCCGACACATCGCCACCGATATACATTGCAGCCGCCTGATAGAGGATTTCGTTAAGGGTTTGATCAGCCATCACGCACTTCCTTGAGGCGTTGGGTCACGGGCAAGCGCAGCCGCCTTGACCTGCAACTCCTGCCCTTTCAGTTGAAGTTCAGCCTCTCCAAGCTGGCCTTCCATTTGCGTCCGCTGTTGCTCGATCTGGGCTTGCATTTGAGCCGTCTGCGACTTCAGTTGCTCCACCTGAATGGCGCTTTCATCGGGAGGCGGGGGACCGGGCGGCTGGGCAGGAGGCGCGGCCTCGGCCTGCTCAAACACCTTGTCGATCACGTCCTCCATAGCCCGCGAAACGTTGAACGTCCGTGCGCCCTGCTTGAGGATTTCAGCAAAGAGCGGAGCCGTATAGGGCGCAGTCGGGACAATGCCAGCCGCTGCCGTCATCAGGCCAACAACCGCGCCCGTAAACTCCGTAAACGCAGCCTTAGCCGCGTTCTCATCCGGCTCGACGGTGCTATCCGTCTCAACGTCAATGCGGAATGAGCGCAGGGCATCGTTCTTAAGCAGCGCCTGCACTTCATCCCATGTCGGCTGAGACATAAGCTCCATCATATCCGGCGTAGGAGCGAGACCGGGAGGCACCGGCAAACCTTGTTGCTCCGCTTGCTGGATCAGCGGCATGATCTGCTCAATCTGGGCCTTCTCAGCCGCAGTCAGGAGCTTGACGTTCGTCATGGCCTTCAGCGTGTCGATGCTGAAATGCTCCGCGATGATTTCCGCTTTGAGCCGGATAGCATCACGCGCAAACCGCTGAAGGTCGCGCTGCCGGTCACGAACACGCAAGCTACCCCATTGGCCTTTCAGCCGTTGAGCCGTGGCCGTTTCGTTCGGGTTGCTCTCGCCTCGGATAATGTCTGACAGGCCGGTGATCTGGTAAATGTCATTCAGGACTTGCCCGCGAGCCTCGTAGCAGCCTTTGAGCGTCTGGATGACCATATCCACCGGAACCCACTCAATCAGGCCCTTAACGCCGCCCTTCTCTTTCCAAAGGTCGAACGTGTCGATTGGGATTAGCTTGTTCTCATTGCCCGGCGAAAACACCAACTGAAGCTCACGATTGGCTTCACCGGCATAGACACCAACCATCCGCAGCGCGTCTTGCAGTTTGCCGATACGGGCGGTTAGTTCGTCCAGTTCCTCGGCCTGGTCCTGGTACATGACGTAATCAGCAACCGGGATTGTGCTATCCGGTCCGACCGTTGCATTGAGCGGCGCAGGGCAGGGGAAGAACTCACGCAGGCCAAGCGGGTCTTCGCGCTCATCCAGAACGCTAGTAGACCTCAGCCGTCTTGTTGGCTTGGCGTTGGGCATCCGTGGCCGTGTCAGTGCCGGTCGGCATGGTCGAGAGCGGGACTAGCTTGGCCTTTTCAGCCCCAAACCGCTCCACCAACTCAGCCTTGGTCATATAGACCCGGCGAGCCACCCACCGGACTTCTGCCCATTCACGCGCGGGATTGGTCAGCCAGTCTTTCCACGCAACGTGGTCGCATTGGACTTCCTCGTAAACAACTTCCTCGGTCGCTTCCGGCGTCTCGACCTCGCCAACCTCACTACGGTCCGCGTCTTCCTCGCCCTCGCCCAGTTCAGGGTCTTGCTCGGCGTTGAGCGCCTTCATGTGCGGGATGTAGCGGACCCAAACCTGACCACGGCCCGGCAGAAGATAGTCCAGAACGCAATGCTTTAAGCGTCCGTCGAAATCATACTGGTCGAGGCTGAACCCTAGTGCCCGCTCCAGCACATCAGACGCAACCTTGCCAACCGGGTCTTCGTCACGATAGCGGCGATCCACCATCGGCTTGGGCTGCTTGGCGTAGATAGCAGGCTGAAGGGTCGAGACGTTAGACCACAGCACCGCAAAACGCCGCGCGAGGTAGTCCACAGACGGACGCCCGCCACCACGATTCCGGTTCTCGTTCTTGTAGCGACGCACGATAACATCGCCAGCCCGCCACCACGGCTGTAGCTCTTGCTCGGCAAGGTTTATCTCGTCAATCCATTTGGTGACGAGCGTAACGGCCTCATTCTCAGGTTCTGTGGAAGCCATAGCCCCTCGCAAGCGATTGCGCGAACATATCGTGCAAGGGTCCGCTTGTCGATAGAACGATCATGCGCGGTATTGACTGCACCCAACGTCGTTGGGTTGGCGTATCAGCCATGAAAACCTTTCGCATCTGTGCCCGGTCGGAATAGCACGGCAAGAGCTGCACGACGCGCACGGTTTATCGGAGCGCGACGGGTAGGGCGCACAGTTCATAGGATGGTTAGGATCGTATCGGTCCATCATGCCCTCTCATGCCTTGCCCTAGAAGGCTGTCCGGCCATCAAGTCATCCCACGTCATATCACGGACGCCAAGGACCGGCTTGTCCGCAGCCTTCACCTCCGGCTTGATTTCACGATACGCCATCGCAAGATACCGGAACGCATCGGCAGCGTGGCTAGTCCAATCGTGCTTAGGCCCGTCACGGAACACGCGGGCTTTCTCGTCATAGTCCGCTCGATACTGGCGCAGGCACTCAAGCCCCGCCTTGGCCTTCTCACGATCAAACCAGATGCGCGGGAACAGGACGCGACCGGCGTTGATACCGTCCAGCACCTTGTGATTGGGAACCAGCTTAGGCTTAAGCTTTAGCGCCATCATCGTCTCGATCCTGGTGCGTCCCGTGCCTAGCTCTCGTACCCTCGCATCATGCGGAACCCAGTCCGTCTCATACCGATAGGGCTTGGCGTGTAGCACCTTGGCGTAATGCTCAATGCTCTCCCCGCTGGCCTCATAGAAGTCGATCACCCGTATCTCAGGGCCATGAGCCTGCCAGAACCAGATGGCCGTGCTGTCGCCAATGCCCAAGTCCCAAGTGGTATAGACCGGCAAGCTTGGGTCATACGGAACGTCGGTAATCCGTCCGGCCCGCTCGCTCTCGGCAACGTCCTTACCGTAGTAAGCGCCAATGATTGCCGCCTCAAATGAGCATTCGAACTCCTGCTCATACTGCTCTGGCGTCATTTCCCTAGCAGCAGCGGTCAGTTCAGACTGGGGTAGAATGCCCGTCTCAGACGCAGGCAGGAAAAATGGGAACCAATCGGGGTCCGTCTTCGCCCGCTCAAACAGGTCAAAGAACGCATTGCGTCCCTTTGGCGTTCCGATAAACGTAGCTGTGCCCTGCCGGTCTGCCAGCATGGGGCGGATGATCGAGCCAAAGATGCCGGGATACATATCAGCGTATTCATCCAGCGTCGCATCATCCAGGTATCCACCACGCAGGGCGTCCGGGTTGTCGGCGCCGTAAATCTTGATGCGCTTGCCGCCGATTAGCTCGACATACAGTTCGCTCTCATTCGGAGGCTTGGACCATATCGGCTGGCTGTATCGCTTGAGATAGTCCCATGCCACATCCTTGGCTTGCTTCAGGTACGGAGCGAGGTACGCAGCGCGGTAGTTGGGCTTGTCGCTCTCAATGGCTCGTTTGATCTTGTCATTGATGCAAGCCACGGTCTTACCACATCGCCTGTGAGCCACGCCGATTGCAAAGCGTTGCGTCCGGTTATGGAACGGCAGGAACACCCGGCGAGGGGCGTAGGGGATTACTCGGGCTTCAGCCATGTGACCGTGAGAGCGCCGCCGTCAGGGCCAGAGACTTCCTGTTGCAGCTTGTCGCCAAATTGCTTGGGCAGGAACTTAGACGCAAACCATTTGCGAGCATCAACCTCAATCCGGCCAATGGCAGGGTCAAGGCTTCCGTCCCGCATATCCTGAATGGTCTGCTCAAGTTTCTCGATCTGGTCGAGGGCCAAGCCTTCAAGCGCGCGTGCGTATTGGTCGCCCGCTGAGGCTCTTAGCGCCGTTGTCCTAAATGTGGAGCGGCTGATGCCTACTTCCTCGCAAGCGGCCCGCTCGCTCATTCCGCCCTCAACGTAGGACAGAACGGCTTGCACCTTTTCTAGGTTACTCACGCTTCAATCCTTCGACAATCTTGTCTAAGGCTGCGTTTCCTTCCTTGGTGTTTGGAAGGCCGACCATTCTGAGAGTTGCGGGCCGCAAAATGGTTTTAGCGAAATCTGCCAATGTCATCTTGTGGCCTTTGGTTTGCGTCTAGGCTTAAGCCGTAGCGGGGCCTTAGAGCGGGGTGGATGATGCATTAGAGGGCTTGTCGGGTCAATCCCCATGCCTTCGCCTGTTCTCTCGTGATGCGCGGGTATTCCGGACATGGCCTATTGTCAGGCGGGCCATAAATGCCTTTGGCAAACAACCACGCATGAGGCGGGTCAAACCTGGTGCCGGTGTAAGGCGGGATCGGTACGGGTGGGCCTTTCATTCCGCCATCCATTCGCCAGACAGCGCCTTGAAATCAGGCCGTTCGGTAAACGGTTCACGCCACATTGCAGGCTCGACCCACAAAACGCGATTGTTCGGGAACGCGCCTATCGTGCCGTCCTCCATCTCCATGACGTGCAGATGCTTATGTTGCTCGCTCATATCCGCAAGCGATGAGCCGGTGAAGTCGATTGAGAACCGATACCTGGCAACGCGCCGATCCGGCAGAATCTGCGCCTTCATGCGCCGATGGAACTCAAACGCATGAACGCCAAACTCACTTGAGAAACAGTCCCAAGGCTGAACATAGGTGTAATCAATCTGCGCATTCGGGGCGCGAGGCTTGTCGGGGATTTTCCAGCAGAAGGCTTCAATCGGGGCGAGGAACCCGGCCCCGGCGCCGTACTCAGTCAGGACGCATTGAAACTCTAGGCACTTGCCTTGCACCACTCTCAGGCCGTGGATGATGCAAGGGAGATATTGCCCGTGTCCGTCCTCTAGGTCGCGGGTGTATTCCTTGCGGATGTAGCCGGAGAAAAAGCGGTCGAATGAGCCGATGATATACAAAACGCCTCCACGTTGGTTAGACAGGCTGGGCGGGACGGCGGTGAACCCGTTGTTTCCCGCCCCTCGGTTCCCTCTTTAGACCGAGTGCCTGAATGGTTTAGGGCTTATCGCTTGTCTCTCGCTGCGGCCCATTGCTTTTGAAAGCTACCAGGAACGTCTGCAAAGCGGTCCAGATGCTGAACCACCGGCATCCCTTGGCTGGCGCGAAAGGCTAACCAAGCATCACGGGCGTTGCGGCTTTTCTCGCAGGCGTAGGATCGGGCTGCGTATAGGGGATCATTCATCGGCTGTAATCCTGCTTTCTGACCGTCCACGGGGTCCAGGTCGTCAGCGGACACGTTCTGCCGCTCGGTTGTTGGCGTTCTGCGTTCTCCACACCTCCATCTTGGCGTTGGCTGCTGCGTAGCGTTGGCGGGCTGTATAGTCCGCTTTCGCTTGCGCTCCGACCTTCGCCAGATGCTCCTTGAACCGCGTCTGCGCTCTTGCCCATTGCTCCCTCTCCGTAGCTGACTTGGCGTCGCTTTCGCCCATAAGCTCTGCAAGGACCGTTTTGGTCAATGCGTCCAGATACTCATGCGCGGCTCGGTGCGCGGCCCCTGATTCATCACCAAGGACCGCCAGCACATCGTGCATATCGTCGTCTGATACGAGCATCAGAACGGAATGTCGTCGTCAAACGACACGCCTCGCTGCGGCAGGGCTTCACGGGCAGGGCCAGCGTCACGCTGTTGCGGAAACTTGACTGATCCGGCAAGCATCGTTC